ATCAGGCGGCCATCAAAAATGCGTCATCATTTGCATTTAAAGGTTTTGCTTGATTTACAGTCATCGCCTACTGTGCTGTCCACTCTGCTACTCTTGACCCAATCGATCCTGTGTATGGCCCATTATAAACACACTGTTTGGATTCAAACCTTGTTCTAGTCTTGTCGATCTGCGCTTCCCACAGTGCTGACAATGTGTTTATGGTGGACCATTCGGGCACTGCCCCCGAGTCTTGAATCCGTTTCTCATCGCTTCATACAGCAATAACTCACAGTATATATTTATCTGCGGGGTTGTCAACCAGCAGGTCTCGTGCCACAGTGAGGATCACTCCTGCGCTGATTGACACAATGGCCAAAACGTTCATCCAAAATATAATCGCCACCATGTTCATCAGCTGTCAACCGGGCACTTGTACTCGTCTGCGGATTCCAGGTCCTGAACAGCACTGCGAAAAACTGCCACGGCTATCACAAGCATTATCAAAGCAGTCAATCCAAGTATTATTAATATTGTGTTCATGAGTTTTTGGCTAACAAAATTAACCCTAAAAATAGCAGGGTCATTACTATACCAAATCCAACGCCTATGACAAAATAGCTTTGCAGTAGAGTGAGTCCGGTTATCAACATGGTGTATTTAATCTGAATCTTCTATCACCAGCCAGCCCAGACGAAACAGGTCTTCGCGGATCTCGTCTGTGACCTGGCTCTCGCTCACAAACTGCTCATGCATGTGATAGTATTCCTGCTGATCCGGGGTCATTGCAGCCACTTCTTCCGGGGTCCGTTGCCAGTCACCGTTGTTGATGCCCGAGCAGTACCAGTCAATGTAGTCGCCCTGCTGTCGCATGTCAGCAATGATGCCGCCGGCATAGCGCCATGAACAGTGCCATTTTTGGTCACTTATTCTGGGCCAAACATCATTGCGTTGGAAATCGTTGTTGCACAAGGCAGCATAGAGATTTTGTGCGTAGGCTTCGGATGCACGAGCCTTGGCTAGAATCCAGTCTGTTGTGACCAAGTCATATTCCAAGTTGTGTTTGCATCTCTCAGGATCTTCCCACTTGAGCTTGTCCTGCAGGCGGATCTGCTCCAGCATGGCCACGTATTCGTCGCTGATCACCTCGCCGTCTTCCTCTCGACGTTGGCGATATGCATCAAGCTGAAAAGTGTGACGCTCGGGGCTCTGACTTGGCGGTGTAGGCATCACTTGATCTCCTCAAAGTTGGTACGACTGGAGGGACTTGAACCCTCAATCCCTCTCGGGCGATTGATTTTAAGTCAATTACGTATACCATTCCGTCACAGTCGCATTGCCTGGTCCGGCGTGAGGGAATCGAACCCCCATAAAGACTTTAGAAGAGTCTTGTCCTATCCGTTGAACGAACGCCAGAATTTATAAAGATGTTTTGTGCGACCTACTGGATTCGAACCAGTCCCGTAAGAATTATGAGTTCTCGGCACTACCGCTATGCTAAAGTCGCTCAAAACACCCTTGTCTAATTTGCTTTATCTCTGCAGATTTTATTATACACAACTTTTTGGGAAATTGCGACCATTTGGCTCTATCTCTTTCAGTTTCATAACNNNAAATCCATTGATTTGATGTAAAAATCAGGGTGATACCACCTTTCCCCATTCCAGACATATTTAAATGCTTCAGTTGGTCGTTGTGGTTGTAATCCTTTTTCTTTTGCCCATAAGTAAAAATCTACTTCCCATTGCCCTTGCAGTTTTATACCATCAACAATAATCTGTTTTGTCCGCCCTCTATTAGAAGAACTATACGATTCAGGATTTGATAAAACTGCCCGCTTCATTGATTCTCTGTGTTTTTTTCTAAATTCAGAATTAGAAAAGTTGACTTTGTTTCTGTCTGCAGTTGCTTGCCGTATTCTTTCTCTACCAGCGTCTGTTAGGCCTTCGTGAATCCTATTAGGATTTTTAGGACACCGACGAACATGATTAGAATACCCAATCTTGCTGGTAAATTCTTTTGAACAATGAGGACATATCATAAAGCATTAGACTCCAATGCTTTTATTTAGCAGAGTCTAGTGCTTTTAAGTCATTTAGTGTCTACTGTTTTGAACAGTTGTTCACTGTCGCTGAGATGATCTGTTTTGATCTCCCTCAACTCCAGGCCAAACAGTTCAGCAATGGAGTTCTTGTAGGTGATGCGTTTGTTGTTCCAGTCACGGATAGCAATGGCTCGCTGTCCAATCTCGGCCAGATCCAACAGATGCTCCACGCCAGATTTTAGTTGCCATTCCAGGTTCCAGATCTGATTGTGGATCCGGGTGATTTCGGCGATGTTGTATTCCAAGGTTTCACACTGGTCAGCAGTTAACCTTGCTTGCAGTTCCTGGTGCCGTGCTTCGTACCAGTCCAGCTCAGCTTGATTGCTGCCGCTGGTGCGTTCATGTTTGATCCTGGCAATGCACAGGCGATCGATAAGTTCAAGTTCAGGTAAAAATTGCATAGTATTTTATTCAGTGTTTTGTAATAATACAATATCTTTGAAACAAAGTCAAATTTCTCGAGGCCGATCCCATTGTCCGGTACCCTTCCAGTTTAAATCAAAATTGCAATCTACTGTTGATTGCCAATTATCAGCCACGAGTCGATAATCAAAATCAGCTGACCATTTTCCATCAACGTCGATATTAAAAATATATGTAGCTCTGAATTCATGGTGGCCACCAAGGGGGTATCTATGATACCCAAATTCTTTTTTATCTTCTTCTGGGTCAAATCTAATTTTGATACTAAACGGTCCCATGGCCAGCCACATTACCCGTAGCAGTGACCAAATTTCGTTTACCAGAGTGTCGGCAACAGGATTTATGTTAACTTTGATTATTTCGTAATCAAAGTCTGGTTCCCATGGTATCTTGTTTGGCTCCCACATGGCAGGGTCATATTCGAGACTGTAGTGATTTTGCAATCCTGGATAGGTTATGTTACTGGTGTGTTGGAAATAATTTCGGTTAGTACGATGATTTCTAAAATGTTCTAGAAAGATATTACTAAATTTAAAACGTAAAAATCTATGAAACACAGTGTTACGCATGTCAATGGTGTGCCATCCCCAAGACCAGTCTGATTCAGATACTCCAAATTTATCACGCTCGGTATCTAACGGAGTGTTTACTCCTAGTCCGCAAGTGCCCATACTGAGATTTCCCATGCCTGAATTTCTCAACCGCCACAGCATGGTCAAACTTTCTGCCACATGCTTTATTTCTTCCCCTGGAAATCCAGTAAACCAAGTGGCAAAATTATTGTACATGCCCAATTTACCAAGATCTTCAAAATTCTGTTCAATCCATTCGACTTTGCATTTTTTACGCATAAGATCCAGGGTATGCTGACTACCTGATTCTACTCCAAACGCAAATCCCAATGCTCCGGCCTGCCGAAGCAATTTCCACAAATCTTTATCAATTCGTCCGTCAATCCTTGCATATCCTGTCCAGGTAATTTTTATATCTCTTTCGATTAATCCTCTTGCAAAATTTTCAAATTCTTTAAGATTGCCATTCAGCAAACTGTCAATAAAATACACCGAATGAATCTGTTGAGATCGATATGCAATCTCAATTTCATCCAGCACCCTATGTGCCTGTCGAGCTCGAAATTTCCAAAACTGTGTTTCATTGCAGTACGCACATGTAGCGATGCATCCTCGAGAAAATTCTGAAGTGATTCCTTTTGATTCGTATAGAGAGATATCAAAATCTGAATAATCCGCAGGCGGCATTGAATCTAGATCCACTCGCTGGTCCCGAGATTGTGTTATAGTGTGCGGTAATATTGCACCTTGTGGATTTTCGTAGTGTTCAAGTAATTGCACCCAAAGCAATTCACCTTCGCCGACTATGACATGGTCTACTGCTTCGCCCCCTTTGACAATTCCTTGCGTAGCACTGGCACCACCGTACACAATCACTGCATTCGGTAACAACTTTTGCAATTGTTCTGAAATATATTGAGCACAACGATTGTTGGTGTACCAAATAGTAAATCCTATTATGGTAGGATTAAAGTCAACAATTTCTTTTATTTTTTGATCCAACATCCCGACAATCTTTGGATGGATATTCTCTGAATAATGTGGATCTTGCCACTTCCAGTCTGCGTACGAGCTCCAGTATTCTTGAGGACCATTGTGGTAACAGTAAATGTTGATGTCCCAGGTCTTGGTATCAAAGCCCATGTGCTGACTCAATGCTGCCATTCTGGCTATACCATACGGGGGAGAATTTATAGCCCACTCAGGAGCAATGACCAGTGCTACTCGGTTGGCACGACTTACTGTGCTTTGTGTTGCAACAACTTCTGTCAGATTTTTCTGTTTGCGACTTGTGACCGGTGGGGCTAGTGTTGCTTGAGCTTGTGTAGCCTGCAAAAAAAGCTCAGTAACCTGCACATGTACATCTGTTGCAGCTGAAAAAATAGGAGATTGAGTAGTTTGTATAGGAATTATTTTGCGAGGTTGATCCATGCAATTACTTATGCAGCCACTCGCACGTCAGTGTTGAGGTTGGGACGCAGTTCGCGGATCAAGGCACGTTCCATTTGGTGTGCCGCAGTCTTGCCACGCACCACAGCCACGATGCCAAACGCAAACGCACCACAGCCACGCTCACGAATTGCTTCGTACAGGGCCCACGACTTGTCTTCGCTACGCGAGCGATAGATGTGCTTGTTGATGCGAGTCTTCACACTCTTGAGCACAGTGCTTTCGGTCTTGGCAGTGACGCCAATGTAGAAGTCCGAACCCGACATGATCTTGTAGATAACATGGGTACGATCCGAACGCTTTTTACGAGTTGCTTTTTGCTGTATCATGTTATTATTATAACACAGGTGCCCATTTCGGGCAAATTGCCCAAAGTAACACTCAAGTATTACATTTTTACAGTACTACATCAAGTGCGACTCAGCATGTCCAAGTAACGATCCAGGTCCCCGTAGAGATTGTAGGTCATGGCTTCGCGGCTGTCAAAAAAACTCAGTTGGAATTCACGGCTGTTCAACTTAAACCAATACACGCAAGGACAGTGACGATCCAAGACCAGCATGCGTTTCAAACTCATGCTGGTGGCATCCTTGTGTGGAATATGATATCGCCACTCTTGTAAACCGAGTTCTCTAGTGAGCCATTCATAACCATCATCGCTGAGTCCTAGGCCGCCAGTGTCCCTAATGTTACGCCACCATGTGCTCATGGCCTGATCTAGTGTAGGTCGCACTTCGGGATTGATCTGTGCCAACCAGCCTTGGGTCAGTTTATTTCGATCCTGCATCGGGGTACACCTGCGCCCCCTGAGTCAGCAGCACCACAGTAAACTTGTCGGTCTTGAACTGGGTGTTGAGTTTACGTGCCAGGTTCTTGGCATGACCAGGATTAGAGAACGAAACCTTTTTGTACTTGGGACCTGGATACTGCGTCAGCATGTTGCCGGTCTTGAGATTGATAGGCTTGGAGTCATAGAACACTGCCCACACTCCTTCAGATGCCAGCACTTGCTCGGTCTTGTAGGTCTGGCGATCAGTGTGCTCAATCAGCACATTTGGCTTGGGTCTTGACATGGGTTGCTCCTAGCATTATTTATGCCATAAACTAGGAGTTTTTAAAGTCCCCACCTGTGAGCTCAATCTCGACCACTTGATCTGCAGCCTGTTGCTGTGTGCTCAAGGCTTGTAAGGTCAACAGCAGTTTGGTGATGTCAGCATGCAGATCTTTGGCATCACGCAGGCTCATGGTAAAGTCACGCTGTCCACGTGCTTCATGTGCTTTGATTGAATCCACAAAGCGATTGATGTGTAGGCTCATTGCTTGAACTCCATGTTAGGTGCAATGTCATTGTCAAAAATCTGTTCCATCTTCTGCCGGAGAATTTCTCGTTGTGCAGCGGTCAACCCCATACTGATCAGGCCACCGGGCCCATCAGTATAGCACATGGCAGTAATAATTTCTTCACGAGTTTTCACGTTCAATCTCCTCTACAATGTATTGTCCATTGGGCCAAGTGGTCACACACCAGTGACGACCAGCATGCACATAGTCTTCCGAATACGAGTGCTGGTTGTTGCTGGTGACTGTTGGTCCGCCCATCATGGCCAACATCAGCAACACCTGATCACGTTCCTCGCCCTCAAGTTCACGACGTTGAGGACCCATGACTCGTCTAATGAACTCACGGGCCTCCTGCTCAGTCATGTTGATCACAGGTGATCAGGAGCAGCATAGCCGTTTTCAGCCACGCCCTGACGAGTCACAAACGGCTTCAAGTTAGGAGGTGTCCAGCCGGTTGGCTTGAGCACTTTGCCATCTTCACGCTTGCGAACCTTGCCGGTTTCTCGATCGATCTTGGCAAAGTTGGTCTTCATGACTTCTTTCCAGCCACCTTCCCCATCAAACCCGGCACTGTGGATAGCACCGGTTGTGACCACAATAAAATCCAGGAGTGCATCCAGTTGTTCAACTGGATCATTCATCAACAGTGCAGCCTTGAGCTCTTTCCATTCTTCTTCCATAAGGTCAAGGTACAGTTTGTATTGTTCTTGATTGTAGATGTCTACGGTCTGATCACAGGCCCGCATAAATTTTTCTTGATCACGAAACGGATTCATTTGCTTGTTCCTTTGAATGAAATGGACCTTGGTACGTATAGCGTTGCAAGGTGATTAGTTTGGGATGTTGTACAGCTTTCCAGGCACGATGTTGTTTGACCATGTACCACCCAGCTGCATACCAGCTTTTGCTTTTGGTATCTCGAGTGAACAACGGCAGTCGATGTTTTACATCCCATACAGGATTGTATACTCTACCTGACACTTCGTATCCGTGCACCTGATTGGTCACTGCCTTGGCAGCACTGGCCAGTTTGGTGAACTCAATGTTGGCATCACGACTGGCCATCCGGATGGTTTTGTAACCAACCACCTGATTCTGTATCTTTACGACCACTCCGTTGTCAGTAGCTTCGATCTGACCTACTTTGCGGTCATTTTGTTTCAGTATCCAATAACGATCTGGAATAACCGGCTTTGCCACAATCATTTTAATACTCCTTGATACGTTGCGTTGAGCCAGCGACCTACTGAATCTGCGTAGTCGCTGAGCTTGACAAGATCATACTTGCCACAGAATTTCATAAAGTGTGCACCCACCATGCCCACGTCCTTGTGTGTGACCTGTTCGAGGATCACAGCATCCACAACATCCTTGATCTCTTGTGGTTGTGCTGTGAGATCGATCAGAGTACGGTTGCGTTCGTAGTCGTCCAGCACACGGTGTTCCGTCTGCTCGTGATCAGTCCAGCGTTGCAACATCATGTTGTTCCAGGCATAGCCACGACGTTCGCGGTCTTCAAATGCTTCAGTTAGGCCCACTTGATTCTTGGTACCTTTCACACGCACACCTGGATAGGCCGAGAACACATTGTCACCTGGGTCGCCACGCATGCACTTCATGAACAACACCCACTTCTGATAGTCTTCGGGTGCCACAAACTCAGGGTCAGGCTTGCCCACTTTGATCTTGCTGTTGCTTTCGATAGTGAATGCCAGTCGACGGCCTTTGGCATCTGTGACGCCGTCCACAGCAAACAAGTGATCGTTAATGCCGTTGTAGAGCTTGACATTGGGTGCCACCAACTGCACAAAGTCCGAGTCTGAACTCACAATCACATGTTCATCCGCAGGGTGTAGTGCAATCCAACGAGCAATAATGTCATCTGCTTCAGCAGTGGCACAACGAAGCACACTGCAGTTGGTCTTGGCGGCCAGATACTGTGTCAGCAGGTCATATGTTTCCCAGAACATCTTGTCTTCTTCTGCTTCGGTCTCGTTCATCTTGCCCCGAGCCACAGCACGATTGGCCTTGTAGGGCTTGTACACATCCTTGCGCCAGCTACGCCCTTCCAGGGCAAATACCACGTGATCAGCACCAATGTCACGTGCTACCTTGTTGGCACTCATAAAAGTCAGGTGCAGAGCAAAACCCAGCTTGGTCCATGTGTCGGCGGCACGGTGTGCCTGATGCCGAGCACGAAAGAACATGTTGCTGGTATCGATCAGGAGATATTTCATTGTGTGGGCAGTAAGTTATTGGCGTTAATATATTGTAGCAGATATTCGCCCCAAAAGCAATGGGCATCTGGACCAAAATGCCAACTATCAGGATTTACTGTGCGGAATCCGTTGTTTTTTAGCACACGATCATAGGTTCGGGCAGGATCATAGGGGTGCATGTAACAGTTGTGCCAGTTGTAGTAGAGTGGTTGTGATTCAAAATGGCTGTTGCCATTGAACATCACATGTGCAATATTCTGATCCTGTAGTTCTAAATGGAACCGATGAATTTCAGCATGTGCCTGTGCTTCGCATGCAGCCCAGTCTATGCCGGCCACAAACTCCCGATACTGCGGCTGATGGCTCTCAGGCACATGATCTACACCGGATGCATTGACCTGTAGATATTCCTCGTTGATCAACCATTCTTGGCGTTCCCAAGTGCTCCACTGCAGTACCACAAAGGTGTCCTGTAACACAGCAGAAGTCTGCTGCGATATCCAGTCCCGTGTGGTCCTCATGATTCTGGCGTTGGATCCTCCAGCCTGTGCGTCTAAGTACAAGATAGCATTGAGCCAATTGGCCAGTTCACAGCCAAAACTCACACGCTCGTTGTCGGGATGCGGCTGCTGACCCAGTCCCCAATACAGGCCGTCATCACAGGCCCAGGCATGTGGATTCACCGCTTCTGCAGCAGCAGCATGACTGTCGCCGTTGACATACAAAATCATTGTTTTAATGTTTTTAGAGTTTCAGCATGAGCCACCCGCTTACGCAGGCTTGAACTGGAAAAACTGTGATCTCTACCGTTGAACACAAGATCAATACCTCGACCATGACATTCGTTGCGGCCAGTAAATTCCTGGTGCTCGTACTCCACGCCCAAGATACGCACATCCACAGGCAATATCAGCAGCAAGTCCACCAGGTCCTGTTCAGTTTGATATACCACAACTTCGTCTACATAGCGGCAAGCAGCCAATTGTATCTGTCGTTCCACAATTGATTGCACTGGTGGGTTTTTGGTGTCAGGTCTATCAATAGTGGGATCAGTTTGCAAGCCAGCAATTAAGTAGTCACAGTGATTGCGGGCCTCGCTCAGCATGGCAATATGACCAGCATGCAACATGTCGAATGTGCTGAACGTGATGCCAATCTTTTTGCCTTCAGCCTTGAGTTGTTTGATGTGATTGAATATCACGACACTTCCGATCTACCACCGCCAATGTCTGTGGTCTTGACCCAGATACCGCTTTTGCGCATGGCTTCTTCTTGTTCCCAAGTTTCCATCACAACATGACGGCAAATGTTCTGGAACCAACGATCCACAATTTCTGAATCCTGATCTTCTTTTTTCATCATGTAGCCAGCCTTGACCAAGCGAGCCACAAAGATCTCATTCCAGTCCAGTTCAAACGCACCCTGATGCAGGTTGGCAGGGTCCACATCCATTCTCAACACAGCCACATAAGGTTCGCCTGCTTCAGTAGCCAGTTCCTTGGCTGACTTTTCAGGATTCCGGGCACGTGTCTTGACCTTGGGTTCTGATATTTCTTTCCGTGGTGCTGCAGCCATCGGAGTGCTGACTTTGGGTTCTTGTGCAAGCCATTTTTTTATGCCGTCAAACATGTTTTAATCTCCACATTACAAATTCATC